CCTTCTGCCACGATTTGGCATCTGGTTGAATAGAAATTGGTCCAGAAGCTTGAGCTGTAGGAAGTGTTTTCCACTTCTTAGCCAAAGCAACCAAGATCCTCCAAATACCAAGCGATGTCAAAAGATACAGAACCCTCAACTTTGTTCTCCAACTCAAATTACGAATAAATTGAGAAGGCAAAGGAACGTCTGCAAATTTCTTAATGACAGAACGACGGATCATATAAAAGCGGGCGGAAACATATAGCAAATATGAGATTGTGAAAAAGAGAATCATCCAAGACCCTCTAACATGGACTACAGTATCATAAGCGAGCGTAAAAGCAACGCAAAGAAGGTAGTAGCCAATACTATTCAAAACAATTTCTTTCAACTTGTCGCGCATAAGATAGGCGATAATTGCCGATCCAAAACGCGAAACAATAAGAGCTTGTAAGAAAGTATTCAAGCATGCAATAACACGAATTTCCAAAGCAGTGAGATATTCAATAACCTCCCTGACATGTGGAATTCCAGCCTGTGAATCAAGTGGGCAAGTGCACATGCCAACAGGCAATCCACATTTGCACAATGGCATATCGGACAAATCACGCTGAGACTGAACAAAAGCTTCCTGGTGGGCAAAATGCTTAGCAGAATCTTCCTTCAAAAAGCGTAATAAAGTCTTGATATCAACATCAACCAGTGGTTTACCCTCAAATTGAAGATGATAATACACAACGTTGCGTGTTCTCCCAGATTCAAACTGATCACCAGTTTTATTCTCCTTATAACGGGGAGCTTCAACAGTGAAAAGCGAGTGATCGGGAAACTGATCTCCAGACATATGTGCAATTTTTGAACTATCCAACATAGTGGTACCACGTTTGCAAAATTCGGATCGAACTCTCTGCGTAATGGTAACTTCAAAACGGCGATTGATTGATAGGGGCTCATTCGACAATTGATTGGATAATAAATCCTTAACATTTGTCGTGGCTGTAACAACCTTGGGCTCAATCATAACGTTGCCTTTCATGTCAGCATTAGCGTTCAAAGCTGCCATTGTCATGTTATTTAAAAACATAATAACGGGCAAGGTGGGCGATCCATCAGTACGATCTAATGCAGTATTACAAATATCATCAAAGATAACTCCTTTGTGATGAGTTGCAAATTCTGACTGATATTTATCCTCCATATTTAATGCTATTACAGCACGAGGACTGTAATCAAAACTATTAATTTGGAGAATATAGCGAGTCAAAGCATTAGCAATCGCTGAC